GACATCAGCTGTATTCACTCCCCCCCGCATCTAAGGAGACGCAGAACCCTTGTTCTTGCGCCCCCCGCTTGCAGCCAGGGATAACACATTCTCATAGATGAAGCATGACTCCTAGCGTGCTTCCGAAAAGCAGAGTTTTGACAATGTTTGTTTTCTCAAATACGTGTTGGAAATACGCAGAAGAACCGTTTACAGAGATTTCAGACATTATTTTTGAATTAAAGTCATCATGATATTTAAAAATGAAAGGGATAACGTCTTTTTTAGTATTCAGAATTCTGTTAAGAATATGAGAATTTGGATAATTGTAACACGAATTAAAACGTAAACGGTCATCACGTTGCAGATGGTTGAAGTTTTGTTCTAGATTGACTAGTAATTGTGTTGGATCGTACCGTTTCAATTGCTGTCTCATGGTGTCCCAATTGACACAAGGAAAGTTCGAAGCTAGTTCCGTAATTGTTGCGACATGCCTTACATCTAAAATGTTTACCAAAGACAAAATGTCCGATATTTCTGAGTCGAAGCGCACAGGGATGATTGTTATACAATTCCTCTCTTGATGAGATAGCATCTGACAGGTCACAGTCGTCGTCGTTAATTCCCAATCTGCCAAAGTTTCTGAGAGTATAAGGCACACACATTTCCTCTGATGAGAACATTCCGTTTTGCTTTTTTGCGATACAAGTGGAAATTTTGTCATAGATATGGTTTGGTCGAGAAGATCGTAGGTAGGAACGAAAAGACTTACTTCGATTAGGACCAGCAGAAGCGGGAGCTTTTGCGCTACTAGAGTCGAGAGTTTGGGTACATTTCTTAAGATTGTTCAAGACTGTATTTTTGAAGGGAGAAAATTCTAAGCTTGTTGACATTGCGCTTATTACACCGTCCATGAAAGAAACCAACTTGTTGGAACTACTCTCAAAACATTTGATGAGTTTGTAATTTGATATTTGATGTACGGGCAAACAACTCATGGTCGAGAATAAACTTGATTTCATAAATAAGTTTGTACCTTCATGTTTCTCTTCATACAAAGTGATGCTTTCTCCTAGCCATTCTGGAATCACATACTGAGTAACTGAACCGTGGAAATTTATCATCATTAAGTCGTAGGTGAATTGTCGCGTTTTACCGCTCGGTCGTCTAGTAATACGTCCAAGATTTTCATCTGATCCCATTGAATCTAAATCTACGAGGTTCCAGCCTACACGACTTGCGGAAGAGAGCTCACCATGATTGCAATTGACAACTAAATCATACAGAGAGAGCACATTCAGCTTGTCTAATTTATCATCTTTAAATCGAAAGTAAGGTTTACGTTTAGTGAATCGTACTACCAGAGAATGACATTCACCATCTGTTAAGAAACAAAAATCAATGTCAAAGAATGATTCGTTGTAGGCACATCTTGCGAAATAGTCTGAATGTTCGGACACTGGCATTTTGAGAATATCTTGACGTCGTGTTTTCTTGAGTAGTGATTCGTACTCTTGCTTCAAATGGTATTCAAGTTTTGACAATTTAGAATCCTTGATATGGTTAAGCACTTCAATTGAAGTTAAGTAATCTGAAATAAAACCAGCAAAATATTCAGCACAACCACAGCTGTGGTGTCCTTCATGCAAGAATTTTAAAATGGAGTAAGCATCAGTTCTATTGTAAGAGTAATCATCATGTTTTTCAACAAGCGCTGCAAAGTTTTCTAGTTCTTCATATCCAACTTTTCTTTCAGGATCGATTGCGATGGCATCTTTTTTGACTGCTTTAATGAAATGATTTGGAAAAAAGCATTCAAAGATAGGGTCGTAGAAGTTTACGCTCATTCCTTCTTTTAGAAACTGATAAGGACGTTTTTCTGTAGTAAGGCTTTTCCAATTGTAAGACATTTGAGAAGCATATCTGAGATCAGCGTTGATAGCAAAAGGATTGACATAACTGTTTAAAATTTCAAGATTACTGAAATCAATAGTAGTAAAATCAGCTGGTATTTTCAGAAAGTCGTCTTTAGAAAGAAGTCCATTTTTTAACAATCCTATTTGTTCCAATCTGGAAAAGGCGTCTTTCAGAATAGGGTGACTAATAATCAAAGTTTGAGTCTTGTCATCATATTTCGTTCCAATGGCATGTCTTTGAGAAGCTGACAACTTTTTACCTGAGGCACCGACTAGTTCATCTTTACTTACACCATCCAAATATCCAACAAATTTTACTTCTTCTTTGATTCCTTGAATTTTGGTGATTTTAGTTAACATTGAGATAAACCCAGAGCGAAAAGGATGCTGTTCAGAAGACTTGTGAGTGTGTACTTTGAAAGAAATGTCGAAATATTGAGAAATGTCTTCATTCGTGTTATTTGCGAAAATAAACATGGTATCATCAATCAAAACATCTTTGATATCATCATTCTTAACTTTGGCAACGTAGGAAGGTTTTTCTTCACTGACTTCTAACGCTCGTTTTCCTAAATAAATTTTGACAACTTGAACAATTGAATGCAAAAGTAAACACATGGTAAAAAGGTAATTTGAAGGTTCGGTCATAAGGATGAGAATGCTAAAAATTGCACCACCATAAATGCTATTGATAGTAAGTATGCCAAGAAAGACCTCGAGTATGATAATTACAGTGGAAATGTATTCATCCTTCGTTTCGTCACCTGTTGAAACATCAAAAAACCGTCCTTTAAGCAAGTCGTCCAAAGGGTACTTCTGACTTAATTTTTTGTTTAAGCGATACAAACGATTGAGTAATTCCCATTTTTCACGTTCAACGTACAGAGTTTCCAAACCAGGAATGCATGTGGTTACGGGCAAAACGTTTTTAAAATTTGGAGATAAAGGATTTCCCAATTTAGCATTCTTACTAATAATTTCATGGTAATGTTCAACAAAAGCAGTACTAACTGAGTCAACGATTGAATCGATTGTTTGTTTGAATTCGTTCTTTGCCATTTCAGCGATCTGAGGGACTACTGAGTCGCGGGTTGTTGAGTCGGAGAAGTCGTGAATAATCATCATCGTGGTGAGTAGTGTGTTATCGGCTTGTTCATGGTTGAGAATTCTAATTTCGTTGGTCGGGTCGAAGAGCACTTTTTTCAGAGACATTTCGGAAGGATCTGTGGTCATCTTCACTTTCGAATATGTCATGAGTGAAAAAAACTT